GACAGTAAAAGAGTTTGACGCTATTATAAAACCAGAAGTAGGACGTATTATATTTCTAGGTACACCACAGACAGAAATGTCTTTGTATAATAGCTTAGAAGAACGTGGGTTTAAAACAAAGATATGGACAGCATTGTACCCTAATAAAGTACAAAAGATAGGCTATGGTCACAAACTAGCACCTATTATTGCTGATGTTCATAACAAAGAAGGTAAACCTACAGATTCTAAAAGATTTGATGAGGTAGACCTATTAGAAAGACTTAGTTCTTATGGACGTAGTGGATTCAACCTACAGTTTATGTTAGATACTACTATGTCTGACGCTAATAGATACCCTCTAAAACTAAATGATTTAATTGTAGCTTCAGGTTGTTCTACATGGAAAGAAGCTCCTGCTAAAATACAGTGGGCTAGTTCTCCTGAACAAATGAAAGCTATAGACCCTGAGTTACCCAATGTGGGACTCAAAGGTGACTATTATGTAGCACCTATGCACATGTCTAAAGAGTTTACAAAATTTGAAGGCACTATAATGTCTATAGACCCTAGTGGTCGTGGAGAAGACAAAACAGCGTATGCGGTGCTTAAAATGCTACATGGAGTGCTTTATTTGACTGCTGTAGGTTCATTAGATGGTGGTTATTCAGATGACACGTTATATAGGTTGTCTAATATAGCTAAGAAAAATGATGTAAACTATGTGGTCATAGAGTCTAACTTTGGTGATGGTATGGCTACAGCTTTACTAAAACCTGTAATGGCTAAGATACACCCATGTGAAGTAGAAGAAGTAAGACATAATATACAGAAAGAAAAGCGTATCATAGATACTTTAGAGCCTATTATGAATGGACATAGGCTTGTAGTAGATGATTTATTAATTAAAGAAGATTTTAAACTAGAACCTAATCATCAGTTGTTTAGACAAATGACTAGGATAACTAGAGATAAGGGTGCTTTAAGACATGATGACCAAATTGATGCAGTGGCTATTGCCGCTAATGCTTGGGTTGAGCGTATGGACAGAGACCAAGTCTTATCCTATAATCAACACAAAGAAGACCTATTGGACAGAGATTTGGAGAAGTTTATGGAGCACACAATCGGAAGAAAACCACATAAGGATAGTTGGATATAATATGGATATAACACAAAACAAACACATGTTAAGCGTAGCAGAACGAATTAAAAAACATGAAGGTTTTAGAGTAGATGTGTATGATGACCATTTAGGAAACAAAACAGGTGGCTATGGTCACTTAATGTTAAAAGGAGAAACTGAGCCTGAAGGTGGTTACACTAAAGAGTATTGGGAAGGTGTATTCCAAAAAGATTTTAACACTGCTGTAAATGGTGCTGTTAAACTTGTAGGTAATGATGTACCACCAGAAGTTATGGGTATTGTAACTGAGATGGTATTTCAACTAGGATATAACGGTACGTCTAAATTTAAGAAGACTCTAGGTTATATAAAAGAAGGTTCATACTATCAAGCTAGTAAA